GGGATTGCACTGCTTGCCGCGCTGGTATCTTGTACTTACGGAAAACAGTATCAACCAGACCAAACTGGTTCTCTGCAATGTAAAACTCTGATATGTGGCGTGTGCTAAATCGTAGCTCACTGCCATCCATCTCGACAAACATGCAGCCTGTGCCAAACACAACCAGGTCTACATATAACTCATGCACCTCAGTCTCAAAGTTTGATTGATTGAAAGCGCGTATCATGCGCTTGCTACTATCCTCTAGCCACCGCTGTACATCATCGTTGCGCCCAATGTCTGGGTCTTTCATCGCAAGGTGAAACCAAGGCGTTGCACCACTCGTAAGCATGCCATGAAGGGATGCAGACAAAAGGTCTACAGCTTGCAGTGCAGTGCCATCAAAGATAAGCTCCATGCGCTTTTCGCCACGGCTGCGTTTGCGCACAATGTCTGCCTTTCTTGGCAGCATGTAATCGGCAAGTTCCTGGTAGTGTGTATCCCAGTTGCCTCTGCGCATTTCCATATAGTCATAGCGTGAGACTATTTCTTTGATGGCATCCATGATTTTATCCTAACAAGGTTGGTGTTTGTCCTGTAGCTGTGTCACCAAGTGCGCCAGCAACAATAGTTGAACCCCTGCCCTTACGTCTGCGCACTCTTGCGCCCATAGCCTCCTCTGCTCTTGCAGATGCACGCGCCATATCTGTTTGATCTGGCATAGCTGGTGGCTCTGGTGGTGGCGGTGGCGCGGGTATTCTTGGTGTTAAAAATGACATATCTATCCTCCGTATGAACTAGATGCACCGCGTAGCAAAATACCTTCTTCACCAAAACCAGCTTGACCAAACCTTGCAGCGCGTGTTCTGCGCCTATCTCTTGTGAAAGCTGTTCTGCCCCTTGTGGCAAGAGGCGCGTCATCTCTTTCTGGCGTTACCTCTGGTGTTATTTCTGGTGTGATGTCTGACCTTTGTGGCTCATCTCTGCCTGTTGGCAAAACAGAAGGCGCAGCAGGCGGCGCAACGCTGAAGGTTCCTGACTCTCCCTTCGCACCAACAACTCTACCACTTGAGTCAGTAATTGGCTCACCACCTTCTATGATTTTATCAAGAATTGTTTTTGCTGATCTTTGACCTATAACATTTAAAACATTGAGTGCTGCGCTACCAACACCTGGCACTGACACCCTGCCTGCTGGTAACTGTCCAATGTTTGTGCGTGTTGCCAAATCCCCAAGTTGCTCTTTTGATATATCTGTTCTGCCAGCTAGTCTTGCCGATGCCACTTGCCCAAAGCCACTTGAACCAATCGTTGCCAAAACATCTCCTGGTGCAAGACCGCGTTGCGGCGCACGCATACGTCTTTCTTCCGCAGTTAAGTTCATTCCCCCAACTGGATTTCTGCCACGTTGCTGCTGTTCTCTTACCATTGCCTGTGCGGCATCATCTCGAAAGCGTTGCCCTTGTGTGCGCCTTGGTGCGCCAGTAGACCTTATAGGTTGTGTGCCGCCTATGTTCGTAGCACCACCGCTTGTGCCTGATCCTCCACTACCCATTATGGATCTCCTTCAGTTTGTACCAGCCTATCTTGCCTGTCTCAGTGCGCAACCATAACGCTTTGTCATGACCGCTTTGCACCAGATGATCTCGTATGTGTCGCATTATACGCGCTATGCTACTCTTTCCTTGCAAACAAATAAAGTCTACTATCCAAACTGTATCTCCCCCGCCATCAAACCCATCCACAGGAAACTTATTTTCTAGCAGGTAATCTTGCACTTGCCACTCGTTTGGAAATCCCCAAGTTGCAAAGCCCTCATCCATCAGCACATACTGATCTAGGCGCATCGGTTGCTCTACAAAGTTCTCAAACTCTTCCTCCCCCCACCACTGGTGGTACTCGCTACTCTCTACCAACTCAAGTATATGTTCTCTTTCGTCCATCATAGCGTGAATGGGTTGTATTCGTTCATCGCCATTTTCTGCGGAGGGCGAAGCACAGCTTGTCTATTCTCCAACCCAACAGCCAGATACCTAAACGCATCCGCAGAGTGACTCGTGTAATCATGTCTTGGATGATCTCTGAAAACTTTTTTGCGTTCATCCCACTCTTGCCTGTACTGTCGTAACATCTCCAAGCCATCGTATGTTTTCTCCCTGTCAAAGAAACATTTGGGCAGCATCATGCGTGCAGCGTTGATACCGTCTGCTATCTTCATCTTCGGAATAACACGAAAGCGTATGCCAAGACTGAACGCAGTCTCTAGCCTAGACTTGCCAGAACCAAGCTCTCTTACTTCAATGTCGTGCGGAGCAAGGTGATCGCCGTAGTGGTAATCTTTCTGACGTAATACTTCAGCGTAGTGATCCAGCCCAACACCGCTGTTTTCATAGTAGTCAATAACATTAATCGAGCCGCCTCTAAATACTTGCGCAAACCAAATAGCTGTTGAGTCGTTTATACCCAGATCCCATGCGGTATGCACAGGATAAGCAGGGTCATATGGAACCCTAGTAACCCTTCCGTTATCATCGGCATCAGAAAGCAGCTTTCCATAATAGGCACCTATGATAGCAGCGGTAAACGAACATTCATACTCTTGCTCGTATTGCTCTGGCGTCATCTGCGCCCTAGCCGCCTCTAGCTCTTCTTTCTTTACAAGTTCACTCTCAGATGCCTTGACTACCTTCCAGTACCATTGCTCAGAACCTTCTTGCTCCTCTGACTTGGCCTGTTCCAATAGATCAAAAAAATGATTATGTCCCGCTGGGGTGCCTAAAAATACAGCCGCACCTTCCCTATCAGACAGGGCAGGACGTACAACCTCCCCCCACACCCTGGGATTTTGCATGCCAAACTCATCGAATACACATAGATCAAGATAGATACCTCTCAGACTGTCTGGGTTCTCCGCTGACAATAACATCAGCCTGCCACCATTTGGAAAGTCTACACGCAACTCAGTCTCATTGAAACTAACAGCAGGTATTACAGAAGCATAATACTTTACATAATCCCAAGCTATGCGCTTGGCCTGCGTAAAAGTAGGTGCAACAAAAGCAACTCTTGGCCTAGGTAACTCACAAGTCAAAGCGTGTCTAATGAGATGATTGACTGCCCAGACCGTCTTACCAAAACGTCTGTGCATTACCAGCACATTCCAACGCTTCACACTCTTGTGCATTTCTGCTTGTAAGGATCTAGGCTTGTAAGGGATCTTTACCTGCATCACCCTTCCCACATAATCTTCACACCACCGTCAGTAACTTCTACACCAGCACGGTTCTTGCTATCACCATACTGGTCTGGCATAACCTTGCCCACCTTCCAACGTACATGTAAAGCATAATCCCTTAGAACATTAGGATCATAGTTCTTCTCACCACTCAACTGATGCTGATACATAGCCTCAACATCCTCTAGTGCCTTCTCAGCACTCTGCTGTTGAGCAGTCTTGATAGCGTTACTAATCTCAGGGTCATCATTCATCCTGCGATACAGCGTAGCCCTTGACACCTTGTTACGCTCACAAGACTTAGCAAGCGTATAACCCTGCATCACATCAGATGCTACCCTGTCAATCTTAGCTCTGGGTATCTTAGCCATGTTCTCTCCGTGTGTGGGATAGTAGTAATTAACACATATATAGAGTGGTCGCGTTGTCTGGGCCGCACGGCAAAAATAACAGCCCCCCGTGGTGCTGCAACACATATCGCATTGTTGATGTGCGCAATGCTACAATGCCGCGCGAACAATGTCTCACTGTGTCGTGATGTTTTGGAATCTCACAAGCATTTTACAACAACAAACCAAGCATTATCATTGCCCAGCTCACTGGTACAATGTGCTGCATTGTTTGACACAATGTAAAAAATATCACATTTGGGGTTGACAGTATAGTAACCAATGGTTATAGGGGTTATATGTTCAATATTTTATGAAGGATCAAAACAATGAATACAAAAACTGCAGATTATAAAGTTGTCGCGCACGGTTCGGTTTTTTTGCTTATGGCACAAAACGAAGCCGCAAGTCTGAACTTGGAAGATTTTTATCAAGATTCTAATTTTAACAAGAATGGTGGGTTAATCATGCTTCCTGAGTTTTTGAACGATTGGATTGACCATTTCCAGAACAACTGGGTTGTGTCAACCGAATAGCAACATCAAGAAAGGATCAAACAATGTCATATGAATATGTATATCGTAACCAGCCCATGTTTTGGGTTTACTATCGTGGCACCAATAATGGTGCTTACATCCGCGCCGCTAGTCACAGCGCTGCAAAGTGGATTTATGCGAATGGTGAGGGGCTATCTTCCATTACATATCTGCAATCTAAAAAATCTTAGAAAGGATCAACAATGTTTATTCACAAAAAATCATCATTTTTTGGAGGTTTGAAAGCTACAAACGCTTGCCTTTCATCATCTGATAATATCGGCAATGTGCGCGATAAAGTGCAAAAAAATTTTTACAAAGAAATGGCTGTTATACATCCTGAACATGGTTGCGTGGCGCGTTTCCGGTTCTATTGCGGCACTAGCAAGGTTTATTGCCTTGCATGGCTTGGCAGTGGTGAGCAGCATGGCAGTGGTTATGGTAGTGCTGGCGGCTATGGTTACTGCAAAGCATCAAGCGCAATGGCAAGCGCGTTAAAGCTGGCGGGTGTTGATATGTCAGAAAACATCAGCGGCAGGGGCGAAATGGCAATGCGCGATGCTGCTTACGCTGTTGGTCAAATGCTGACAGGCAAACGCAAGTTCTACATTCACGAAGCGCACTCGTAGGGGCTAATGATGGACAGGCTAGAAATATTCAACAATGCGCTATTCGTTCTAATCATGGGCCTTGTGATATGGGGACTCATGGGCAGCGAGGCATGGCTATGGCAAGTCTTTAAATGGGCAATAGATACCTTTGCCTAGTACAACCCTACCCATTGGCGGCTAGGTGCCGTCAGTGGGCCTCAAAACGCCAGCAATGGCATGTTAAGAAAGGATCGAACAATGATTATTGGAACAGTTTACCGCATGAATGAGAGGCAACACTTCCCTACTAGCTTAGGCTGGCAAAATATCAAGGTTGTTGATTACAGGATTGAACGCACAGTCTCATACAAAACTCAACCCAATGGCTTTGTGTCATCTACACAAAAAGAAAACATAGCAACAAGTGTGCGCACTGATTACGAATACGCAATTATTGGCTGGGATGATGACAAGCCAAACTCTACTCAAGCAATGTGGATGCCTGGAAGTGAGTTAGAAGAGGACTTGTGTCACAACTATGACATTGTTGATTGCGTTAAATGAACGAGAAAGGGCCGCGTCAGGGGCATCTGGCGCGACCCAATGACTGGTGAAGGATCAACAAAACCAGCCATAACAGAGAGGGTAGCATGACAGCAGAAGAGTTCAAAGCAGAAAGAAAGCGATTGGGCTTAACAATGGTGGCTATGGCTAATCATATTGGAGTTAGTCAACAGGCTATATGGTACTACGAAACTGGAAAAAGATCGGTGCCAAAACCTGTTGAGCTGCTTTTAACAGAGAGAAGGGTAGCAGAGAAGGGGTCAGAGTAATGGTAAGAATTGTTGAAAACAAAGATTGTTCATGGACAGTTTATGTTCCAGCTAAACATGTTGGAGCTTTTGATCTCATTTTACAGGAAGGCGAAGCGGGAATGTCAGAAGCAGAGCCTGCAATAGAAGCTATGGAAAACTGGGAGGGGTTTAAATACGAGAGGCGATAACAAAAAGAGAGAGGCGTGAGCCTCTCTTAGTTTTCTCTTGGGAGGAATATGAAAACACAATGTTACAACACAATGTCTACACTTACAATGTAGACACTTTTTTTATTTAAAAATAATAAAATGCTACGTTGCCATCACTACACTTTGCTAGCAAGTGTCTACACTTTGTGTTTGTAAACAATGTTTCAAATATCATAGATTTTGTTGACAGTCTAGCCTGTTGCATCAATTTTTTCTCTAACAATGTAAAACCATGTTTGAAGAGAAACGATAACAGTGGCATCTGTGGCAGTAAATTCTGGGTTTACATGAGAGAGAAAGAGGCGGCACGACACATCCTGCCTATCGTATTTATAGATTAGCACCGGCATTAGATCCCCTGCTGAGTCTACAGCTTGTTGCCACCACGCATCAGCACCGCCTACAGGGCCACTAGCGTAGCGTTTACACTCTACTGACCATTGTGGAATGTAGATATCGCAGCCACCCTTTGTCTGATATTGAGAGAGGTTGCGGCGCACGTTTGCATAGCCGAGGTGGTCTTTGATCTCGTTGACACACCACCGCTCAAAAGCAGAACCTTTATCTCTACTTTTCTTGCTCATAACCAACAATTAATTTCCTGTAGGCTTTAATTTGTTTGCCTCTAGCAAAACTTGAAGAGGAAACATTCCCACGCCTTGCCCACAATGAAGAATTTTTTTTCTTTCTGCTTGGGGCGTCCTCAACCTTGAATAACGGCTGTTGCAAATCATAACGCCAACAATTTATGTCGCGCATCCTGCGTACTCCACCCTGAGTCACAGCTTCACAGTAAAAACCCATAGCCATCCAGAAATCATTTGCCGCTATATCGGAGCCGCATCGCAAGGTAACCGCAAGAACATTGTATAGGTCTGCCAACTTTAACAAATAACGAACAATCTCCGCGCCATAAAGCTGACCTCGCAGATCGTACTGAATACATGCTTGGTGGATCTTGCAAGTATGGCCCAATGCCCCATAGTAAATGTACCCTGCTGGTTCACCATTGACTCGCGCTAAAATTATTCTTGAATTTTGAATCTCTCTCTCAAAAACCTGCCTTGGATAAAAGGCTAATTCTTCAGCATTTTTTCGTTGCAAACTATCGACATACAACAAGTCTCTCTCTGTTGCTTTTTCAATAATTAAGTTATCCATGACTACCGTAAACCATTTTGCACGTTGGACATTGTATCCTGCCATCAAGGAAGGTTTTGCAAGAAACACACATATCTGCGGCCTGGAGCCGTGCAAACCTACC